AGCACCCTACTAGGGGTAAGATTCCATTTCACTTATATCCTTATCAAGAGGATACCTTACAAGATTTTTTAAAGTACGATAGATCTATTGTACTTAAATCACGACAACTTGGTATCAGTACGCTCATTGCTGCTTACAGCCTATGGCTTATATTGTTCCATAGTGATAAGAACGTACTCGTAGTTGCGATTGATCAGAACACATCAAAAAACCTTGTAACAAAGGTTCGAGTGATGTTTGATAATTTACCAAGCTGGATGAGACTTAAATGTCCTGAAAGTAATAAATTATCCATGAGGCTATCGAATGGATCTCAAATTAAAGCAGTAGCATCAACCGGAACATCAGGTCGTTCTGAAGCTCTTTCGCTTGTAATCATAGATGAAGCAGCTTTCGTAGACGGAGCAGAAGAGTTGTGGGCATCACTACAACAAACCCTATCTACTGGTGGTCAAGGTATCCTATTATCAACTCCAAACGGAACTGGTAACTTTTTTCATAAAATATGGATCAAGGCAGAGTCGGGTGAAAATAAATTCAAAACTATACGATTACCTTGGCAAGTTCATCCCGAAAGAGATCAAGAATGGAGGGATAGACAGGATGCTGAATTAGGAGCAAGGCTAGCAGCACAAGAGTGCGACTGTGACTTTAGTAGCTCAGGTAATACGGTAATAGATCCAACAATCAGGCAATGGTACGTACAGACAACTGTACAAGAACCAGTTGAGAAGAGAGGTATAGATGGAAACTTTTGGGTTTGGGAAATTCCCAACTACTCCAAGAGCTATATTGTAACAGCAGACGTTGCTCGTGGTGACGGAAGCGACTACTCAGCCTTTCATATACTCGACGTTGAAACGCTAACACAGGTAGCAGAATACAAAGGACAGCTTACTACCAAAGACTTTGGTAATATGCTAGTTAGTGTAGCTACTGAGTGGAATGATGCTTTGCTTGTAATTGAAAACAACAATGTTGGTTGGGCAAGTATACAGCAAGTATTAGATAGAGGTTATAAGAATCTCTATTACACATACAAGAGTGATGTTCTTGATTCTGATGCCTTCCTAACTAAAGGATACGATCTTGCAAATAAATCAGACATGGTTGCAGGATTTACTATGTCACACAAAGTACGACCACTGGCAATTAGTAAGTTTGATTTGCTAGCACGCGAAAAAAGCCTTATACTGCGTAGTAGACGTTTTGCTGATGAACTTGAGACCTTTATTTGGAAAGAAGGAAAAGCACAAGCAGCAAACGGATATAATGATGACTTGGTTATGTGTATGTGCCAGGGTATTTGGGTACGAGACACAGCTTTACGATTAAGACAAGCTGGTATAGATTTAACAAAAGCAGCGTTGAGTGCAACTAAAAACGCAGCAAACTTCTACACTGGAACGATGCAAACCAACAGCAGTTGGAAGCACAATGTAAATGGTCGTGAAGAGGATTTGACCTGGTTATTATAGTACGTGATATTTATTTAAAAGCGCTTAATAATGGCAGAGAAGAAGCCCTCTCTATTTCAGAGGTTACAACGACTGTTTTCTACCGACGTAATCATACGAAACGTCGGTGGTAACCAATTAAAGGTTATTGATACTGATCGTATTCAATCGAGCGGTAATATCGATCAAAATAGACGTATTGATAGGTTTTCTCGCATGTACCAAAACATGCCAGGATTTTCTTACTACCATGGGCAGCTTCACTTAGCAACACGTCTCGAGTTGTTCAAGGATTATGAGGCAATGGACACCGACAGTATCATCTCCTCAGCACTCGACATCTATGCAGATGAGTGTACAACTAAATCTGAAACAGGAGAGGTTTTAGTCATTAAGTCATCCGATGAAAAAGTGCAAAAAGTTTTGCACAACCTATTCTATGACATTCTCAATGTCGAGTTCAACCTATGGCCCTGGACTCGTAACATGATCAAGTATGGAGACTTCTTTCTCAAACTTAACATTGCAGACAAGTACGGTGTTATTGGTGTTGAGCCAATGGCGGCTTATGAGATCATTCGCGAAGAAAACTTTGACCCTGAGAATCCAAACCGTATAAGATTTAAAAGAGATTTCTCAGCGTTAGCAGCAAGATCGCATGTTGTTACTAACGAAACTGAAGAGTTTGAAAATTACGAAGTTGCACACTTCCGTCTTTTAACAGATACCAATTTCTTACCATATGGTCGATCTATAATTGAGCCTGCTCGTAAGGTGTGGAAGCAGATTACTTTGATGGAAGACGCAATGTTGATTCACCGAATCATGCGTGCACCGGACAAGCGATTATTCAAAATTGATATAGGTAACATTCCACCAAACGAAGTTGATGCTTACATGGAAGGAATGATCAGTCGTATCAAAAAAGTACCCTTTGTAGATCCAGAAACCGGTCAGTATAACCTCAAGTACAACATGATGAATCTACTTGAGGATTTCTATTTTCCAGTTCGTGGAGGTGAGAGTGCAACTTCGATCGAGAATATATCAGGCATACAATACGATAGCATCCCAGACATTGAGTACTTGAAAGGAAGATTGTTAGGTGCATTAAAGATCCCAAAAGCTTTCTTAGGATTCGAAGAAGATATTTCTGGTAAATCAACTTTAGCAGCACAAGATTTTCGTTTCGCTAGAACAGTAGAGAGAATCCAACGTATAATTGTTAGTGAGCTTTATAAGATTGCAATTGTTCACCTTTACTCACAAGGATTTACTGACGAGTCTTTAGTAGATTTTGAGTTAAACTTAACTGTGGGATCCACAGTCTACGATAAGGAAAGAGCTGAATTGTATGCCACTAAAGTCACCTTAGCTGGTGATATGATGGAGAAGAAGCTCTTTAGTCGTCAGTGGATATATGAGAATCTGTTTAATATGACAGAGGATCAGTACTTAAAAGAACAAGAGCGCCTAGTTCAAGACTATAAAATTCAATTCCGTCTTGAGCAGATCAAAACAGAAGGTAACGACCCAGTTAAAACAGGACTATCATTCGGAACACCTCACGATCTCGCTACTCTTTACAAAGGCAATAGCGGAGTACCTAAGGGATATGATGAAAAAGCTCCTGAAGGAGGTTGGCCTGGTGCTGGACGTCCAGAAGAGCCTGGTACTTACGGCACTCACGAACATCCACTAGGTTGGGACCCAGTTGGTAGAAAATCAAATCGTCACGTCAGTGAGAGTCATACAAAGTTAAGCGAAGACATTAAGTCTAGCGCCTTAAAACAAACTTTAGGGAAAAAGACTAAAAAAAACCAGTCAACATTGTTATCAGAAGCTAACATTTTAAAAGATTAACTAATCGAATATATATTTATCATTAGATGAAAAAATCTAGCCACAATAAAATAAAAAATACTATTATTTTATTCGAATTGTTGACCAGACAAGTGACGTCTGATACAATGCGAGGAATCGAGCCCTCACCAGCCTTAGCCTTATTAAAAAAGCATTTTAAAGCTAACTCTAATTTAGGAAAAGAGTTGGTAATGTACCAAACTCTCGTAAACGAAAGTTACAAGAGTGAAGCAAAGGCAAAAGCATTGGTGGAAACTGTGCTAGGCTTAAGAAAGAAGTTGAAGGCAGAATCTCTAAAAAAAGAGAAGTATGAATTAATAAAAGAAATTAAAGCACACTACGAGTTAACAGCCTTCTTCAATACTAAGATACAAAACTACAAAGTATTTGCTTCTATCTATACCCTATTTGAAGGTGTAACGCTAACAAGATCAACCGAATTAGTAGATAGCAAATTTACAGTATTAGAACATCTCACTCGCACAAAGCAAAAACGAGTTGTTGATAGTACAACAAACCTGATTAGCGAATACAAAAAGCAGGATGAGGATGTCCGTTTGTTGGCTTATAAGTTGATGGTAGATAAGTTTAACAGCAAATACGCAAACTTATCACAGCAACAAAGACGTATCTTAAAGGAATACATATACAACGTATCCAACACAGATTCTTTGCGTGATTTCATGCTAAAAGAAGCCTACTCTTTGAAGTTAGAACTAAAAAAGCAAGTGAAGGTTGTTAATGATAAGATAGTTCGTATCAAGCTTAACGAAGCAGTTGCTTTGATTGGAAAGTATGAAAAAATAAAGAATGTTAAGGAAGAGAACGTCCTATCGTTACTTCTTTACCATGAACTTTTAAAAGAACTAAAGCATGCAACAAAAGGATCTTAACGAAGTAAAGAAGTATATTAAAGAGCTTTCTAAGAAGCTTAGAAAGGAAGGTAGTACTACTGCTGGTGTTGGCGCATATGCTACACCTAAAGCCTTTGTTGGTGATTCTGATGCCGAAGGAAGTAAGAAGGGTTTAGATGCTTCAACTGCATATACAGTGAAGCCACCTAAGAAAAAAAGATTCTTTATTGGATATAAAGATCAAGGAAAGCACTTATCCGACATTAAAGAAGCTAACTACAAGCAATTTAAAGAAGATACAAGCGTTCCTCAACACAAGAAGATAAACCAAGCCATCCTAGAAATTAACCGCAGAATTAGTGAAATCAACCGAATAATCAAACACTCAGCTAAACTAAAGACTGAGTCCCAAATTGGAGATGAAAAGTTGTGGAAGAGAGCGAATGAGGCTTTGCTTAAGATTAACAAAAGATTAAACGAAGCCAATAAGCAACTTAGAGAACTTGCTGACTTGAAGGAGATTGAAACTAACTCACTCAAAGGTAAGATAGTTAAGATGTTCAACCTCATTCAACAGCCTATTAAACCTGAGGATGTAGAGATTGTAAAAAAAGGTAACACTTTTACTATTGATGTGTATATTGCAGGAGAGCCTCTCGCATTTGATATGGAAAACGATATTTTAACATATCAAGACTATGATAAAGAAGTAGAACTAGGAAATATTAACCGAGAGCAAGAAATCATTCAGAAGCTTAAGGGTATCCTGTAATATTTATAAATATGAAAACGCTATTAGTAGATTCAATTGGTTGCTTATCTGTTACACCAGAACAGATCAACGAGTCTATGGCGCAAAACAACGGTAAGGTAGTCTTAACCGGCGTAATGCAACGAGCAAATGCTACAAACCAAAACGGCAGACAATACCCAGCAGACATTCTAAGACGCGAAAGTGAAAAATACAAAAAAGTATTTGTAACCGAACGCAGAGCCTTAGGTGAATTAGATCACCCGGACTCTTCTGTAGTAAACTTACAGAACGTATCCCATAATGTAATTGACTTATGGTGGGATGGTCCAGACTTAATGGGAAAGATTGAAATCCTAAGTACACCATCAGGCAATATTGCAAAAGAGTTGCTTAAGTCGGGAATTCGTTTAGGTATCAGCTCTCGAGGTATGGGTAGTGTAAAAAATATTGGTGAGGGAAAGGTAGAAGTTCAAGACGACTTTGAGATTGTATGTTGGGATTTAGTATCTAATCCATCAACTCAAGGAGCCTTTATGTCACCACTTAACGAATCAGTAGGTTCAACTAAAGCAAATAAATACACAAAAGTTCACTCGTTAATTAACGATATAATCTCTGTAATGTGATGAAACTCAAAAAAATAATTGAAGGAATAGAGGCAGACCAAGGTGCTAAAAAAACCACAAACGAAAAAGCTGCATTCTTACAAGAAATAAAAAAGTTTAACGAGTATGGTTCTGTAATCTACCGTACCGAAGATCTCAATCGTGCTGGTCAAGCTATTAGTGAGCTTGTTAATAAAGCAGAAGCAATTACATTGCAAGAAACCCAAGATTGGTTTGATGAGATCACTGTAAAGCGTAATCTTAAAACTCTACGTGAAGGCAATAAGCAATTTGGCCAAACAATCAAGGAGATTGTAAAATTACAACAAAGACTGGAGTCTTTATATGAAGAGATGGGTCACAACTTAGGTAGATACTATGAGCTTTAAGATGATAAAACTAAAAGACTTGATGCCACTTCGTGAAGCTGAAGGCGACGAAGAGGAAGCAGGTGGTAACCCATTCGCAGCTGCAGGCGGCGAAGAGGGTGGCGAAGAAGGAGGAGATGATGCAGCTGCCGATACCGGTGGTGAAGAGGCTGATGCCGAAGCTGGTGCTGAAGGTGGTGAGGAAGAGACAGGAGACGCTAAAGACACTGCAGCACCTAAATTTCCTATTAAGTTTAACCTTGCAAAGGTAAAAAAATATAACAACGCTAACTTTATTAGCAACCAAGGCGAATTAAAAAGTATCAATAAGAAAGGATTGGTTGTAACTGTGCAGCCTGATAATGTTGATATCTTCGTTAATTTTAGCGATATTTTAGATTAAAGTATGGCACAACTAATGTCTTTAGTTCCTCGTGAAAAGAGGATGATGTACGAATTAAAGCGTCACGCAACTGTTCAAGAATGGCAACAGCTTCAGGAGTTTATAGGTGAATTTTTAGGATTAAAAGAAGGACAAGCTGTCTCCGATGATCAGATTGAAGACTTGGTAGTAAAGATAGGAAAAGAATTAAAAGCTGCAGGAAAAATTAAAACAGCACCGACAGATGTCGATCTTTCTAAGATCAAAAAAGACGATAAGAGTGGTATAGAAACTACAGAAAGTAAAAAGCCGCTTCACGAAGACTTTGTTTTAGCACTTGCATTGGCTGCACCTACCCTTCTCAATTTAGTAGCTAAGTTAGTTGAGTGGGTCTATAGCAAGATTGCTATGTCTGAGGATGAGCAAAAGGCTTATAAGGAGGAGGGAGCAGCATATGCATATGCTAAAAAAACAGGAAAAACACCAGACGGCAAAGCTGTTAGTGAAGAAGAGCTTGAGCATATGGAAAAAAAGTTATACAAGACTAAAGTGGGCAAAGTTATACACAATGCTGCACACGGACTTCATAGCCTCTACGTTAGTCCACTGAGATTAATTTTAGCAGCGCTTGAGTATGGAGGTGGAGCAGATAGTTGGTTAACGTGTTGGAAGAATTCAAAAAAACCGGCAGAAGTGTTATATTGCATAGTAATGATTGGTGTAGCGGGGTATGGAATCATTCACGCATTACCAGCTATTACAGGATTCTCAGCAGCAACAATTACGCCAATCGCTACAGCAGTAATTGACACCGTAAAAGGAGGCGATATGTCAGCAGAACTTATAAAAACTATAGTTTCAAACCTAAATATTTAAAGCTTTTACACTGTTTCTGTTTTAGCAGACTATATATAAAGGAATACGCCATCGTCTATATGGCGTCGCTTTATTAAAAATCTAATTGTGGCTCTACTAATAGCCGCAGAATCCAAAAATTTATTTTATTACAAATGAACAAGCTATTGAAAGATGCTATTGCTGACGCAAAAGCAGTGCGCGAAACAGCTTTAGCAAATGCTAAGCTCGCGCTTGAAGAAGCTTTTTCTCCAAAGTTGCAGTCTATGCTCTCTACCAAAATCCGTGAGGAAATGGAAGAAGAGGAGCCAGAGGCTGCCCCAGCGGAAGATGAGGCTATGGAAAACCGCATGAAAGAGCTTGCCGGTATCTCTGAAGAGGAGGATGAAATGTCAGCTGAAGATGAGGCTGGCGAAGAAGACTACTCTGACGAAGATATGGGTGGCGAAGAAGACATGGGTGGTGAAGAAGACATGGAAGACATGGGCGGTGAAGAAGACTACTCTGATGAGGGTGGCGAAGAGGACTACGAAGA